CAGATTATTTTTACCCCAGTCTTCTCCCAATGAGTGACGTGGTAAAGCATTCTGGTCTAACATGATAACCGTGCCTAGCTCATCTACGAGAATATCTGCAATTTGGTTATTCACTATATTATAGCCTATTTGATATGGTTTCATTAGATCTACTAATGAAACAGAACGTGTATTTCTATCTCCAAACACTGATCCTTCTACAGGAAGTTTACATCCATAAATAGTAGCATCTCCTTTAAATTGAAATGGAACTCTACCTGGACGACCACCATTTAGTCCTAAATAAATAGGATTGATACCTCCTGGGTTATTCATACCCCAGAAAGCTGGACGGTTAGGTCCTATTTTAACTCCACCCCATACCTCATTAATCCAAATCCAATCTATATGTTCACCAAAAGCTAAATTATCTTTTGTTTTTTCTTTCCAAATAGATGTATCATATTCTGGTTTATCAGTTATTTTATATTCTTCTGATATTATATCTTGAATAATATCTCCATTTTGAGTTATTTTTGTAAGATGTCCAACTTTTCTTTGACTTTTCCAATAGATTGTTGAAACCCTGAGCATGTAACTTTTACCAAAGTCTTGCAAGTCTTCTGAGTCAGATAGTATCCATTGTACAATATCTCCAAATTGACTTCCGGCATCATACAAAGAAGTAAATTGTCTATAAGCCAAAGAAGGCATTTGAGTGTTCCATTCATGAGATCTAGTAGGGTCATAGTATGTTCCGTCATTTTGATATCCTTGTATTGCATATCCAGCAGAACGTGCCGGATATATTGCTTCTAAAGCTTCTAATTGTTCTTCAGTCATCATCCATCCAAACTTATCTACAACATCTGATATAGACATCATATCAAGTTTACCCACCCAATTACCCTGAGATATATAACGTACATCTGGACTCTTATGATAGAATGTAAGTAGGGGATTCCATAGTTCAACATCATAGTCATCTTCCATCATACTAAAATGCCAAAACTCTCTATCAGTAATTAACATATCACGAAAAGCTCTTTCTTCTAGCTCTTGCATTTTAAATCTTTCCTCATCTACAGACATTTGATGGGTGGCCCATTCTTCAACCATAGATCTATAATCTTTTTTAAAGAAAGCTTCTATTTCAGGAAGAGTTTTAAGTGCTTCAGGAGACATTTGTTTTTTGGCATCTTCACTATTAGGATCAAGTCCCATTTCAGCCATAATAGCCATTTGTTTTTGTTCAGCTTGTTGCATCAATGTTTTTTCAATCATTGATCTTTTTTCTTCTAACATTTCATTATATGACATGTCATCTACAGCTCTAAACATCACTCTAGATGATCTCTTAGAAAATTCATTAGTAAGAACATTAATTACATTAGGAATAATAGGATAGAACTTAAGCTCAAATGCAGATACATCTTCTTTAGTGAGTGTATCTATTAAATCACCCATCTCATTATCTTCCTCCACTATATAATCTTGCTTATCTATAATACCCTTAGCTAGTTTATAGTTTTTCATTAGACGTCTAGCATTACGTCTAAGTTGTTTCATGCCTTGAAACTCTAACCAGTCAAGGTTCCATGCCCTCCACTGATCATCTTTTTCTTTTTCAGAAACAAACTGAAACGGTTGTATAAGAGTACCCATCTTGTTGTACTCTACTTTAGCTCCAGCTTTTAATTGTAAGGCATTATATATTTGCATGATAATTAATTAGTTAAAGTGATAGGAGCATCTGAACTAACATATGTTACTGTTATACTAGTAGTTCCTGCAGCAGTTGTTGATGTTGTACATGAATAAATGCCGGCATTTAAATCTGAAATTGTAATTGTTGTTACCATTTTATCTTATATTTTTAAAAGCATTACGAGAAGGTCTGGTCATACCATTATTTTTACCAGAACTACCAATATGCCTAAAAGGACTATAATTTAATTTACTAAATTTTTGTGAGTTATCCAAGTTTTTATTTGTAACTTCTATACGTTTAGATAATCCTCTATTAGATTGCTGTACCTTGGCAAAAGCTACAAGTGAACAGAATGCTACCAATCTATCCACGTTTAATCCTTCTTGGTAAGCTTGCATTTCTTTTAAAAGCATTGGATCAGGAATTCTTTCCACCCCATATATAACTTTAGTAATGGTACCATCTACATCTGTTTCCTGATCTATTTCTTCTTGTAAGAACTCAATACCATATGATAACAAGTTTCCTTTAAAAAGAGTTCCTACGTTTTTCCATCCATATTCTTGGAATACATTTCGGTTAGCTCCAATATCTTTTAAAAATAAAATCATATCTTTAGGAACTAAGTATCTTTGTTTCTTCTTAGATATCATGTATTGAATAAATAAAGCTACGTTATTCTCCACTAAAGCCCAGGCATTATACCATTCAATCATTATCTCTAGACGTTCATGAGTTTTATTAATATCATCAAACCTACCACACCATGAAGCAACTATAGCATCTCTTTCAATAGAGTTTTCAACTTTACCATTTCCCTCATCTTTTATAACTTCTACTGAGTTTTTAAGAATGTATATACTACATAATGAATCAGATGTAGTTGTTTTACCTTCTCCTACAGGATCAATTGATGCATAGTACATACCAAATGTCGGATTTTTACAAGGACGTTCATATACACATATTACTCCTTCTTTATCATCAGACTTTCTACTTATAGGAAACTCCCTAATTGGAGCTTTTCTAGAAACCTTATCTACAATTTTACCTTCAGCATCTCTTGTAAGTTCCAGATATTCAACAGGATATGCTTTATCTTCTATACGTTGTAATTGTTTAGAAACAAGATGAGGAGGAAATACAGATTCTTTTCTAGTAGCAAATGCTTCCTCTATGCATGTTGGTTTCTGAGATATACGAAGTTGGTATTGATCAGGAGGAAGATCTTTATACCATTGTTTACGTTCTTCAAATATAGCTTCTAAAGCTTCTTTAACTAAAGAGTTACCAGCTTCATCTATATAAGGAGGCATTGACCACTGCTCTGGTATAAACAAACCAGTTTCTCCTATAGTGCCTTTTTTATCTAATAAATTACTTGTAATAGCAAACATCCCATATCTATTAGGATGTAGTATCATATCTTTTAAAGGTTGGCATTGTTCAAGATCACCTACAGAACCAGCTGCTATAAACGTACCTGTAGTCACCATACCAGATTGCATAGCTGGTCTCATAAACTCATATGTATCCATCATCTTAGGAGCAATACCTGCCTCCTCATGAAAGAAGTATGTTACAGGTCCACCCACACCATTAGTTGGATCTTTCTCAAATGATGTACCTGTAATGATAGATTTATTACCCCTGTAGGTATCTCTTCCTCCAATCCTGACCTTTATTCTTTGTTGCCATGAGAATATCTTATCAGGTTCAGATGGTCTGTACCAGGCTGTATGTTCGTTAAGGAAATTTCTATATTCATTAAGCATCCTCCAAGATCCTTTCTCAGAAATATAATCTTTAAGACTAGCTCCTATTTTATTTACAGAACCTTCTTCAAACCAATAAGCATTGATTAGTTTGGCCATGTGAAAATAAGAAGAAGCTATCTGACGTTTCTTTAGAATAGGAAGATGTTTATAATATAGTTCACCAAGACATTCGTACAAAGCCATATGATACTGAGCATCTCTCACTTTAGCAAAGTCAAAACGTTTTTCTTCTTTGTCATAAATTGGTAAAAAGTTAAGCCACATGTAATAGTCTCTAGTGACATACCATGTTTTTTCTTCTTCTTTATAAATAACTCCCCATCTACATTTAGATTTTTGTTCATCCCAATAAGCCATAAAGTCTTTACTCTTTAATGGAGCTTGACAATAATATCCTTGTTTTTGAAATTTTCTAGCTTCAATATTAAATTGCTTAGATATTTCCACAGTTAGACCATATCCCTCATCAGGACCGGCATCTTTAAATATAGAACGTATAAAATCAATAAACTCTTCACGTGTATAAAATGTTGTTAGATCCCACACACCATTATCATAAGTAGGTATTTCTATATAGTAATTACTTAATTTATTCACGTGTAGTATTTACTAAAGTTTCCATTATTTCTGACATCATATCATTAATTTTTTGATTATAATGTTTAGTAAAAGATTCAAATTCAGGATTTGTTTTTGTTAATTCTTCTAATTTAGAAGATCCTTCGTTAAGTTTATTTAAAAATAAATTAATAGGTACTTCTCCTTTTTTTAATGATTCTGCAACATCTTTCAAAAAAATTTTTTCTTCTTCTGTTTTAAATGATTCATCATTTAACATCTCATTTAATTTTTCATCAATGTTTATTTCTTCTGCTTCTTTTTTAATTTTTTCTGACATAGTATTTATTTTTTGGTTATTGATCGTAAGCTAAGTTTTTTGTAGTTCAACAACAACCACTACCTGGTTTACAAGAAGTATTTTTTATTTTTGTAGTAGGTATACCACAATGATCTTTAGCTAAACAATCTGTTTGTTTTGCAGTTAATAAAAAATTATCTCCATTAAAATCTAAACCAAATCTATTTATTGTTTCTGCTTGATATTCTATTTCAACATTTAAATCTTCATTACCAAAAAGTGGTTGTGCAGATATAATAATATTTTGAAGTTTTTGTGGTTCAAGTCTGTGTTCAAAATCATCTGCCACCCATAATTGAAGACTAACATTTTTTTCCATTCTAATAGTTCCTCCACAATCTATAAAATGTTTTGTATTTAAACCAGCTTCAGTAATGTGAAAATGCCTTGGCACAAAATTACCATTTGGTTGAATAAAGTTTAATTGAGATATACTCTTTAAATGTTGTTTAAATTCTGATAATTTCATTTTTAGTTTTTATAATTTATAATTATTGATCGTAAGCTAAATTTTGTCCTCCTCTCACTGAACTTTGTTGTTCTTCCATAAGATCTTTATACACTCCTTTAAATGATTGTCTTACATCATCATACTTTTCTGCCATTCTAAGAAGAGCAGAAGAAGATCCATCTCTACCAAATGTAAGAGTTTCAGTTGCTAAACTTTTACCCATATTATCTAAAAATATTTTTATACCTTGGTATGCTCTATATGTAGGAGTTTGATACATTTTCTCACATAACTTTAAAGCATTATATATAAGTTCATCATCAAGACTAAAATCAGCATTCACTTCTTTCAGGATAATATGTTCCTTGTCTTCTTCTGGTACATCAAAGAAAGGATTCATATCTGGGTTGGGACAAGTCATGTAGAATAAATAAGAGTATATCTGTAAATATTCATCTGGATATTCATCCATTATATCTTTAAGAAACTTTAATGTATAACAATGTTCACTAGGAATCACTTTACCATTCTGTACATCAAATAATCTTATCATTATTCATATTTTTTTTAAAAAGTCCATATTACGTTTTGCTCCTTTAGGCCATCTACTTATCTTTGGTTTCCATTCTTCTGGAATTGGTGGTGTTAAACTTTCTCCTGTTGTAGGATTACCATACACTATTAAATCATTTTGATCTACAGTGCGTATAAGTCCT